CGGATTTATTATATCTCAAATATGCCGATAACAAAGAACCCGCAGACCGGGGCGTGTGTATTTCAGCAAGGTTCTATTGTATTCAGAATGGCGGGTGATGTTTTCTCCGTATCAAGAGATGGCGGTTTGACCTGGGTTAACGGTTATGATCCGCAAACGGGTGAACTTGTCGTTAATGTCCTTAACGCAATCGGTATCAATGCCGAGTGGATAAGGACAGGCACACTCACGGTAGGCGGTGCTACAAGTGGAACACAACACCCTACCATTGAGGTTTACGATGCAAGCGATAATCTTATTGTCGAGATCAATCGGAACGGTATCACAATGCACAAGGGTATTATTTCGTCACCCGATTATTCAGAATCAAGCGGTGCGAGATATTCCACAACGGGTATGAAAATCGATGTGCTTAATAAGATACTGCGTAGTCCTTACTTTGCAATAGATCCGTATGGCGCGTATTTTAAGGGCGAGATAGAAATCACAGGTGATATAGAACTTGGACGAAATTCATTTAAGTTTTCGCCCGTTGATTATTATTTAGCATCAAATTTTGACTTGACTTGTCAAGCAACTACGGGTTTTGAGGGAACGTCATCATATCAGTTATTAGAACACACTTTTACTTATAATACGCAAACTAATCAATGGGAGGAAGATGAGGATAGCCCGTACACTATTGATACCAAAACACTAGTAGATGACCATCCTGCATATATACGCAATTTAGATAATACCGTAGGTCAAAACGGACACGATTATTACGAAGTAGTTACATTTTCGTTAGCCACTATTACAACAAGCATTTACGATGCTGTTCTTGCACAAACAGATGGTACGGGATTTCATGGTATTTTTGATGGTTGGTTTACGGGTCGAATTGATAGCGAAGCGGGAACGATAAACGGTTTCAATTATGGATTCGGACACGGACACTTTGAAGATGATGATGGTTATGAATTTAATATGCGCAAAGGCTTTATGCTACCTAACGGCGCAAGCATACAAGTTTTTGAGGGCGGCGGCGTGGTTACTGGCTATGAGCAAAGCGGAGGTTCACACGCCGGAGAGGGTGCAACATTTCAAGTAATAAATCCTGTCCATAATAACGGCATTTCTGGCATTGTATTATATGACCCCGATAGTGGCGCACCGGGTATTTACCGACTTAATCCGACAGGTCAATCACAAGCGGCAATAGAAGAAGTATTTTGGAGATCGGAGATACAAATTAGTCCAAGTGACGATCCCCCTGCATCTTTGCCAAACGGTCACTTTTATTTGGTATATGAGAATTAACTTATGGCAACAAAAGCGTATGTAGGCGTAAATGGAACAGCCAAAAATATAATAAAAATATATGTGGGCGTTAACAATTCCCCGAAAAAGGTTATAAAAGGCTATGTCGGGGTTAATGGCGTTCCTAAAGTGTTTTTCTTGGGTAGTTATGGGGTATGGTTGCCTAAAACATGGGGTGGTACAAATTCTTTCTATGGCACAGATATATGGGATGATGGCAACGGGAATATATATTATTCATACGGAAGTACCCAATATAAACTTAATGGAAATACATGGGTAAATATGACATGGAATATTTCCAACATTTACAAACGAAATATATGGACTGATGGAACATACATTTATTTAAGAAAATACCCCAATGATTACAAACTCAACGGGACAACATGGGAACTTATAACTTTGAGCGGGCTTTCAATGCGTGACGGAGAGTATGTATGGAATGACGGTGAGGGAAATACATATTATTCATACGGTTCAGACCATTACAAACTCAACGGGACAACATGGGAACCTATAACTTGGAGTGGACTAACCAGATTTTATGGCAATTATATATGGATAGATGGAAATAATGTTTACTATTCTTATATGAGTGACCAATATGTTTTAAACAAAGCCACTCATACATGGGAATCTAAAACTTGGAATGGTTTCAACAATTTAAGCAGAGTTTATATTTGGAATGACGGAGAAGATATTTACTATTCATACTATGATGACCGACAATTTGTATTAGACAGAGCCACAAGTACATGGATTCCGATAATATGGAGTGGACTACCAAACGGTAGATTATTTGGCAATTATATATGGACGGACGGAACTAATATTTATGAATCCTCCAGCAATTCTCAATATGTATTAAACAAAACTTAATAATTTACTTGGTTATATAGAAGGGAGCAAAAATGAGTACGATTATAAGAGGTACGACACCAACGCTAACATTCAACGTCAAGAACGAGCAGATGGACTTGACGGAAGTTGCGGAAGTTTGGATAACTTTCAAGACAAAAGCCGGAGTCAAGCTGAAGGAAAAGACATATGACAAAACAGATGTCACTATAGACCCGGTAGAAAAGACGATTACCTTGTCGTTAACACAGGAAGATACCTTGTATTTTTCGGACAGCATTATTCTTGTGCAAGTTCGATTGAGAATGAATGATGATATGGCTTTCGCTTCAGCGATTATTGAAACCTCAATCGGGCAGATATTGAAAGATGGGGTGATTTAATGGCAGGAACAGTTATAGACGGTGTTCTGTATCTTGATATATTTCTGACCGAAAGTACGCAAGAGTTAGACATCTTTCTTGATGACGGCTCACAAGAACTTGAGATTGAGATGTTAGGCGGTACTGAAGGTCGGTTGCCGTGGTATTTAGGTGATTACGAAGTAGACCCACGGAAGGTAGAGCAAACACTTGAAACAAAGAACAAGAGTATGCAAGAGGATGTCGTTGTGCATCCTATTTTTTATCAGGAAACATCAAATTTAAGCGGAGGACTTACCGCAGTTATCGGTTTGGAATAGAAAGGAGCAAAAGAGATGGCAAGTAACCCCTATGTAAACAAAGTCGTTTTCGGCGCAACAACAGTAATGGATATTTCCGACACCACGGCAGACGCTACCAAAGTCTTGTATGGTGAAAAGTTTTATGACAGGGCGGGTGCGCCACAGACAGGATCATGTACCTATGACAGCGACACAACAGATGCGGATGCCACGGCTGCCGAGATATTGTTAAACAAAACCGCCTATGTCAATAAAAATAAAATTACAGGACAGATGCCGAACCGTGGGGCGGTCACAGGCACAATAACGGATGCCTCTACACCCTATTCCATACAGAACGGTTACCATGACGGGAGCGGTACGGTTTCTGTGGACACTACTAATTTGAGTGCCGGGAATATAAAAAAGGACATCACAATATTAGGAATCACAGGAACGTATGAAGGATCAGCTACACCTACATCAACGGCAAAAACGGTTACACCTTATACAACGGCTAAAACCTACTTACCCGGTGATGAAAGCACACCCGTTGATTACTATTCACAGGTAACGGTAAATGCGATTACATATACGGAAGTAGATGATGCTGCTGGGGGTAAGTGTGTGTATATTGGGGATATAGCCCCTTCATAGAGGTTGTTTTATGGGATATACAGTATATAGACTAACATCACCGTCAGATAAGGTTTATATAGGCATAACATCCCGTTCTGTAAAGCAAAGGTGGAACAATGGTATAGGGTACAAAAAATGCCCTGCTATGAATAATGCCATAAGGAAATACGGGTGGGAAAATATCAAGAAAGAAATACTCCTTGAAAATACCACTGAAGAAGAGGCGAAAAGCCTAGAAACCTTGCTTATAAAACTTCACAGAAGTAATGAATCGGGATATGGTTATAATCTCACAGAGGGCGGTGACGGAACAAAAGGTTATTATCCGTCAGAAGAAACCCGTAAAAAAAGGTCGGAAGCTCTTAAAGGCAGAAAATATCCAAACAGGAAAAGAGTTCTTTCGGAAAAAGAAAGAAAACGTCTATCCGATAATTTCAAGGGAACAAATAACCCACTTGCCCGAAAAGTAATTTGTCTCGAAACTCTCAAAGTGTATGACACAATGGCGCAGGCAAGAGAAGAAACCGGGGCGACCAAAATCACCGAGTGTTGCAAGCATTATTACAAGCATAAAACGTCAAACGGATTGCATTGGGAATATTACGATGAACGGCTGTCCGATAGTGAATATAAAGGCATTCTGAAAAGGTTGTTAGAGGAAGAATACAACAATAAGCACAAATCACCTTCAGAGAAAAACAGAAGGGGAACAAGTGAGCGTTGTTCTGTTCCTGTTGTATGTGTGGAAACCGGGGAGATTTTTAAGTCTATCCATGATGCGTGTAGAAAATACGGCATTAGTCCACCAAACCTATGTAATTGTTGTAAAGGGAAGAAGAAAACGGCTAGCGGTTTTCATTGGCAATACGCATAAAAGTTGTTGACGATAAAAAGATACTTTGCTATGTAACGGGGTGAAAAGACACCCCTTTTTTATTGAAAGGAGCGACTATGGCTAATATTTTCAGCGAAAAAACATACGATTGGTTGAAGTGGATCGCGGTTATTTGTTTACCCGCAATCAGTACGTTCATAGTGGTTATCAGCAAGATATGGGGATGGCCTGACCTCGGAAGTATGATCGCGCAGACCGTAACAGCGGTTGGTGTACTTCTTGGCGCGTTACTTGGCATTTCCCATATACAGTACAAGAACGGAGTGAATAACGATGCCAACAGCTAATCAGATACTTGAAGTAGCACAGTCACAAGCCGGAGTAACGGAATACCCCCCGGACTCCAATAATGTTGAATATAATACGGAGTTTTACGGACATTCAGTGCATGACGGTTATCCAAAAGCAAGCGACCGATACCCGTGGTGTTGCGTTTTCGTTTGGTGGGTTTTTGCGCAGTTTGAAAAATGCCTCGTTAAAAAGACAGCCTCCTGCGAAAATCTTGCACAGTGGTTTAAGGATAACGGCAAATGGATAGAACCCGGCAATCAGTTACCGGGAGATGTTGCTTTCTATAAATTCAATACTAATAAAAGATGGACAAACCATACGGGCATTGTTCAAGACGTTCTCGGAACAAACGAAATAAACGCATGGGAAGGTAACACATCTGAAAAAGGAAGTCAGGACAATGGCGGTGCTGTACTCTTGAAACATAGAACATCTAACATAGTCGGGTATGGCAGACCTGATTATGATAATGTTCCGTCTGTAAGTTATATTCACGGTATAGACATCTCAAAGTATCAGGGCAAGATAGATTTCTCACAAGTCAAAGAAGCCGGAATATCTTTTGTGTGGCTACGGACTATTACGGAAGATCATTCGGTTGACCCTATGTTTGAGGAATACCTTGCAGAGTGCATAAAGCATGATTTCCACATCATGTATTACAAGTATTGCTATGCAAAAACACATGATGAAGCAAGGCGTGAAGCTGACCTTGTTATCAATCTCATCAAAGATCATAAAAAATTCATCTGGTACGATATGGAAAACAAGGAAGTAGCGGCTTTAGGTAAAGACACTATAGAGGGTATAGTGTTGGCATTTATCGGTGAGTGCAGAGAGGCCGGACTTGACGCAGGAATATATTGTAACAAAACATGGTACGACAACTACATCAGCGATTATCTCAAGGATAATTTCAAATTTTGGATTGCACGTTATCCCATAGATGACCACGGACAGATAAAGGAAAGCCTGAAACCTGCATGGAAGAATGTAGTTGCATGGCAATATACTTCCAAAGGTTGTGTACCCGGTATCAATGGTAACGTAGATCGTGATGTATTACTATAAGGAGCAACTATGGACACGACAATAACATTTCAAGCCCTCGTCCAAAGCGCAGCCTTAATAGTTGGAATTTGGGGGTTTTATAAAGTCATTATGGAAATTGTCAGAAATATTACGGCAAGACACGACAAAGAAAAGGCGTGGGATAATGCCGTTGAGGAAACGAAAAAAGAGCGAGAATTGCTTGCCAAAACTTTTAACGGACGGCTTGATGAAATAACAAAGATAATCGAAACTAATCAAGCTGATTCCGATGCAAAGATACAAGAATTGACAGCAATCGTAATAATGCTTACGAAGTCCGTCAAAGCAATACTAGACGGTCAAGTAGAACAGGGATTGAACGGCACTGTAAAGAAACAGAGGGATGAAGTTGATAATTTCCTTACAGAGTTGATAGGTAAGTAACATGGAAGATAAGACAATAAGTTATTTCGCGCATGAAAGTGTGATGGCGCGAATGGAAAGATCAAACGTCCGAGCATGGACTATATGCGTTATTTTGATTATTGCGCTTTTAGGAACTAACGCCGGGTGGTTGTACTATGAACATCAATTTGAAGATCATGTTATAACCATTGATGCAGAGCAGAACTCGGAACAGGGCGGCACAAATTATTTGGTAAATGGTAATTATGGCGAGACAGAGAGTAAAAATAACAACTAGAACACGCACAAAAAAGATACCCAAAGACAGTATTCAATGCAATATGTGCAAGGGCAAGGGATATATAAAGAATTGGCACAAGGACAAGAAGAAGA